AAGACCCGAACTTTGGAGAAGCGGGTGCATCTAATGGGCCAGTGGCTACGTCGCAAAATTCCGCGCAAAACACAGCGGCTCAATCACAGCGCGGTGGCTTTGGTGGATTTGCGGACGCCTTTGGTAATATGATTAACAAAGCGGTAAACACTGGACCGCTGTTCGGTCTTTTGGGGCCAAGCGACCCAGTTCCTTCAATGGCGAATAGTTCTGATCGTGACGAGAATGAGGCATTACAACGCCAACTGGCGATGCAGCAAGGCATTACTGTCGGTCAGTCTGGAAACAGTGTCCCAGTAGGTTCTCCCGTTCAAGCGCCTACTGACTTATCAGGTCCAGCAGATACTCCCGCTGATGGCAGTACCGTCACAGATGGTGGGGGTATGCCCAATGAGGACGGCGTTCCGCAAGATACAGATAATGACGGTATCGTGACGGCTATGGAAGCTGAGATAGCAAGTCTACGTTCGGAACTTTCGAGGCTGAGTGGTATACCGATTTCTGAAACTCAGGGGATGACGAGAGATCAAATAGTCGCGCTGATAAATCAATCAATGAAATCGTATGGCGGCGGGGGTTACATGCCTCTCAGTTATCTCAACGCATTTGGCGCGTCTACTACGCCGAACGTGCAAGCACCAGTTCTGCCTTCGTATGTTTCTAACGACGGAGTGTACGAACGCAGAGCGGTTAAAGACAGAGAGACAGGCGAAACTAGGTACATAAACGTACCGATCAGCAATGCGAGCATGCTGGGTGCTACTGGATTTCAACAAAAACGACGTGCTGGCTTTGGCTCAAATGCGTTTAGTTAAGGAGCGGCGAAAATGGCTTTTAGTGACCTACTAAGTTGGGCTACAGAAAACCCTATTGATGCGCTTGAAGGCAGCTTAACGCTATACAGCGCGTATCAGGGAAGCAGAAGTTCTGACCAAGCGAACGAAGACGCACGCGCTCTCACCTCGGAAGACGCGGCTCGCAATCGAAAAATCTATGAGTTGTTTGCGGAAGGTGGCAACAACCTAAAGACCACCACGGACAACTTGCTATCAACGTACGGATCGTTTGGTCAGGTTACTCCCGACACTGTACTCGATAATCGGGAATACTTTGCGGGTGAACGGTCGAATGAAGAAGCAGCGAACCGTGTGGAAGTTGACGCTCTAACCCTTGAGGACACGCTACGTCTTAAAGGGTACGAAGGTGCTTTTCGTGACTACGCCGACACACAGATAGATCGCGCCGAAAACAGAGTATATGGCAGGGACGCGCAGGGTCAGTTAGACGCGCCGAGCGCAATGGACTATTCGCAGATACAGGACACGATTGCGAAGCAGTTTATGGGCATGCGTACAGACAATACGCAACGCGCTCTCGACGTGCAGTATTCGAAGGCACTCGCCAACATACCAGAGGGCTTGGAGAACAGCACGCTTCGCGTTCAGATGGAGCGTAGCATGGCTGATCTCGCTTCGCAGAAATACAACGAAGACATGATGGCATCCATTGGCGATGCTCAATCCTATCTGTCTGGATTGCAGCAAACCGCAAGCAACCAGCAGAACATGACGAACGCAGAGCGCAACATGCAGCGTTCACTTCTGTCTGACAGCCTTACGTACGGCACTCAGACACTCGCTAACGCCCAGAACTCCGGCAAGTACGGACAGGGGCTTGCGACGAACATCGACGCGCAGACGGGTATGAACATAGATGAAGTGAACGCACGTAATTCCATGCGAAACAACACCGCCTTGAGTGATTATCTGACGGGTATTTCCAGCGTGGGGGCCGAAAACAAATTGGCGAATGATTACCTCAGCCAAGTATCCCAGATTACCACCGCGCCTTATCAGTTCACAGCAACTGGGCAAAACGCGATAAGTAACAATGGTGCAATGGATAGTCTTTCTAGGTTGGCAGCTACCGCTGGCGGCATATCGTCAGGTAACATGAAGGCCGCTGGCGGCTGGTGGGATGACTTGCGTAAAAACTATGAATTTTAGGTGATATATGGTCTTTAATATGGGCGCCTTCTCCGAAGGCAAAAATGAGAACGATCAAAGACGTAGAGCGCAGCGTAAGGACAACGCCGCGCTTTACGCTGACTTTGTACGCATGAACCCAGATAGTTCGGTCGGAGACCGCGAAGGCTTCGTCAAGAACCTCACGGGTTCTGACAGCAAGTTCGTACGTGCGACCATGCCCACTCGTAGTGTCATGGAAGCGAACGTAGCTAGACGTAAGAGTGAGGTCGGTGCAGCCGCGAAAACCCGTAAGCTACAATTACTGAAGCAACAGATGTCCTTTATGAACGACGCGGCAAATATGTACTCCAACTCATATCTCGCTAATGGCGATGAAAAAGCCGCCGCTGCGGGGCTTTCAATGTTTGACGAAATACTAACGCCCGAAATGCAATCGGCAGCAGCCTCTCAAGGCCAGCAAACAGCAATCGTAAAGTTTGACGAGAAGATGCAGCCGTATTGGGACGCATGGAAAGAAGGCGGGGCGACAGCGGAGGGCATGAAGAATTGGGGTGACTTAGCCCCGAACGAGGCAATGATCCAGAAATGGAAAAACCGTGCAACTAACCTCAGAGGACAGCTAGGCCAGCAAGAGTTTATACAGGCTCAAGAGCAAATACAGGCTGTGGGTTCTGCCAATGATGCAGCCCGTTTAGATCAATTCAAGGCCAGCTTGCCTCAGAAATATAGCCACCTTAATGACCAGCAGATAGCCTCTATTATCTCTGGTGTTGACAGCGCGTTCACGCAAGCTGGGGTGACAGCAAACAACGCAATCGAAGCCGAGGCGTCAGCTATAATTGCAGGAATAGTCGCAAAGGCGAAGACGAGCGTGAATACAAACGGAGAGGGCGGTACGCAGATCATAGGCTTGCAGAACAGAGACGCGATACAGGAAGAAATCCAATCGCAGTTCGACCAGAACCCTTTGATAAACCGCGCCCCAACAGATGCAGAAATTGCCAACATAGCTCAGACCGTTGACGAAATGCAGCAAGGGATTATTGCGCAGCTAGACGGAGCAGAAATAAAGGCAAAAGACCAGATACTACAGCAATCCGAAAGAGAAGACTTTCGGTACAACCCTCAGTTGTTAGACTCAAATGGACAGATTGATATAGACGAACTAAACAAGCAAGAAAACGCCGCTCTATCGGCATTAGACCGTTTTGTAGAAAGACAATCAGGCACAGGGCAGACGCAGACAAACGAGGCGGCGGTCGATAGAAAAAAAGTCATGTTCACAGAAAAGTTTGCCGATGCTGTACGCGTTTATGGAATTAACATAAGCGACCCGAATGTTTATCTAAACATGTTGTCAACTACGGCGAGAAGCCACGCTGCGGATGGTATAATTGAGTTCGATGAATTGCACTTCCTTAATGCCGTACATGAGCAGCTAGGCAAAGACATGGTTTCGAACGAAGGCGTCGCCTATAATCTTGCGCTGCAAGAAATGGGCGTGACTTCAGTAGCGGACTTTATGTCTACCGATCTAAATGGCGACGACGACGCACTGAAGTTTAGGGCGGAGTTCGAGAAGCAGCGAGTGGCTAGAATTACCTCGCTTACAGACTTGTACGACAAGAGCCGTACCAGCCTCACGGACGTTTCGGAACAGGTCGCGGGAACAATCTCGACCACCAATGCCGACACTCAATTACTTACCGAAAGCACCACTGTCACTGAGGTCGATACTTTGGTTGCGGGTGGCGTAATACAAAACATTGCGCAGATTGACAGCCTTCAACAGCGTCAGAACCAAATACAAACTGTCGTTATCGACAATGCGGTGAAGCTGGACAAGATAGATCAGGACATTCGTTCAGCCGAAGCCTACCTCAAGATACCACAGTTCGCTAATGACCCCGACCTTCAACCCGAACGGGCGCAAGTTCTGGCATCAATCGACGAATTAAAGGCAAGTCGTTCTGCGTTAGTGGATCAAATCACCATTCTCGACGGAGCGGCAGACAAGTTGGATGTTCCAGTTGCACTAGCCACAACAGACGTAGGTAACAAAACCGTTGAGTTGCGACAGTTCGCCGCCGACGTGATAGCGTATCAAATAAATAGCTTTGGCCTTGACCCGTCAAACGTAGAGGCCGCTGCAAGAGAAATGGCGGAAGGTGCGTGGCCCGAAGTCGATACCGTGTTTGTACATTGGGGCGATGACGAATTACGCGGCAAGAAGAGAGAAATGGATAGCCGAGATAAGTGGATTGATAAAATCGTGGAAATGGTGACTGCGCCACCCAACGAGAACTAGGGACGAACTAGCCAGTAAATCTGTTTAACTTGACCACAGGTTAAATGGAGTACCTAAAATGAGTGCAGCCGATAAGTATCGGGCCAAGTACGGCCTTGAGACATCCGAAGGAAACGCAAACGACTACACTGGTCTAAGTGGTCCGGCTCTACTCTCCAACCGAGCGGCTATCCGCGACGTTCGAAATTACTATTCTGCCAAGGGCAGAACCTTCGCTTCCAACCAAGAAATGTGGGACACGTTTTACGAGGATCGCCGCTGGCGTGACGTGAACAGCGTCTCCATGCTCATCGGAGCGGGTGAATACGCTTTGGCTGGCGATGGTAAGAAGATGGAGACCAAGCTATCGAAGTTGTGGGCTAATGCCCCCTCTCGCGGCACGACTTGGGAAAAGGTAAAAGACTACGGCGCAGCCGGACTACTCGATCCTGTCAACTTACTCGGCGGATACGGAGCCGCTGCAAAGGGTGCGAAGGCGTACCAGCTTTCTCGCGCAGGGATGGCGACAAGCCGCGCAGCATTAAAGAAGGCTGGTTGGGCTGGCGCGAGGCAGGGGGCCGTTACCGAAGCCGGAGCAAACGCAATCGTAGGCGGCGGCTTCGATGCCGTCCAGCAAGGATTTGAAATACAGCAAGGCGTGTCGGACGAGTTCGACTTAGGCCGTACCGCTCGCTCGGCAGCACTCGACGCGACAGTAGGTACTGTCTTCGGTGGGGCCGTAGGCATGTACCAAGGTAAGAAGGGCGCGAAGGAAGCGGTGCGCAACGCGATCCCAACCAGCGCAATAGGCTCAAGCGTAGCCGCACGATCCGCAAACCTAGACAGTCAGATAAGCGAACTTAATGGAGACTTAGACGCTGCCACTGATGCAGGTGTAAGGGAGCAGCTTCGTGACGAACTGTTTACGCTCGAACAGGAACAGCGGAATATTCGGCAGATCGAAGCGCGTGCTACAGATTACGATGCGCAGCTAGATAAAATATCTGAAGAACTTGCGGCCCGTACGAAGGAGAACAAGCGAGCAAATACGGACGACCTTCGTTCGCGGTGGGACGAACTGACGGACGAACGTAGCCGGATGTTAGGTTCGGAGTACGAAAACTTTGACTACGAAGGGTTCGGAATAAAGAAAGAAGACCGAACGACCCCTACGAACAGCAACCCCCCAGGAATGTCAGACACACCTGCGGTAGATAAACCGGAAGGCGTTCTATCTGACACTGGCGAGCAGAAGACAAAACCTGACGCTACAGGCAGTAAAGTCCCCGCGCAGACGGACGCGGAAAAAGCAGCTACGAAGACACCAGAGGAAGACGCGGTAGATGCGGCCCTCGCCAAAGTCGTAGAAGCAGACGAATTAGTAAAAAAACTCAAAGCGGAGCAAGCGGCCAAGACGGCCAAGACGGCCAAGACGATCAAGGTGAAAATCAAGGGCGCCAAACCACTAACGCCAGCGCAGGTAACAGAACCGAAAACACCCGCTGTGTCTGACGCGGAAAAAGCTGTAGCTGACGCACAGAAAACCTTCGATGACGCCCTAGCAAAATCTAACGCGCAACCAACAGAAGCGACACCAAAAAAGATCGTACTTACCGCCGACGAAAAGGCGTTGCTCGATACCGTTGACGATATAGACCCTGATGATCTTGGCGAAGTCTACTTCAAGGTGGGTCGCGGCAAGAAGGCAGTCACCTATCTTGCGGGTCAAAACCCTAGCGGTGCTGGCACCCGCGAAGCCTCGGTAGATAAGCTAATAGCGAACAACAAAGAGTTCGTGAGCATGGACGACGTAAAGCGTCTTATGTCTCAGGGCATCGGTTCCGCTGGCGAAGGTGAGACTAAGTTCGTAGCCAACAGTATGATGACGGCTTTGCGTAAACTCGTAAAAGCACGCAAGGCCGCAAAGGGCATCAGCACAACGTCTGCCCCCAAAATAGGTAAGGGCAAGGGCGCGGCTGATCTCTCAGCTAAGGATCGGGCCGAGGCCATCCCAGCCGATGAGATAAAAACCAAGGGGTATCTTCTCGCGGGGAAGGGCGGAAAAGCCAGCCCAGACAGCGCAGTAGATTTAGCAGCACTAGCCAAGGCCGTAGAAGATGCCGAGAAAAAACTAGCAGACGCCAAGGGCGACGGTGCAACGCCAACACCGAAAGAGGATGACGCCTTAATTTTTGAAGCCGAACTCGCAGAGGCTATCGCCCAATCTGCCGAGGCATCTAAAAAAGCGAATAAACCCAGCGCGGCGAGCATAGCACAACTCGCTCGCGCCGAAGCCTTGTTTGAGCAGCACCGTTTGGCGACAGCCGGACAGCCGAAGCAAATCAAAAAGATGCGCAAGCGGCTCAAGCAGATCGTTCGGGAAAAGTCTGAAGACGCAGAAGTTATTGCGGTATATCGAGCCATGCTGGGCCTTGCGGACGATGTGTTTATGGACGCTGCCAACATAGCGGATGGTGTTAAGTACGCAGAACTGCGCCAAGAGTTTTTGGCGAGGAAGAACGCAGACGACATCAACATACAAGGCACGCTCGACAACAACACTAACCCTGATGTAGCGGCCACGAAGAAAACTGTAGTCGTTAAAAATTCCAAAGGCGACGCCACAGTATCGTACACGGTGGATGCGAAGACGGGCAAGCGCGTTGCTGGCAGTGGGGAAAAAGCTGCGAATATTATCGAAAAAGGTGCGGGTCGCAGCATCGAGACGGTATTCGATAAAAAGACAGGCGAACGTATAGTACGCTTTGGTAAGACACAGGCCATTCTACGCCGTGGTTTCTCCACGGGCAGTGACGATGGCAGAACAGTAATCAGCATCGCCGACATCCCGAAGGAAGGCATGTTCAATCAGGACAGCGCGGTAGCACGTGCCGACCTAGATATAGACCAAAGCAAGGGACAAGACGTGTATCCGTTCGTAGCGACGGGCATGGAGAAGGTTCGTGACCGACGTGAAGGCAGAAAGTTTGGTACGGCTGTAAAGGGCGAGACGCTTTACTATGTGCCAAACGCAGTGGGGCGGGGCCGCGTATTCAGCAATCCTAAATACGTGATGAGATCGCTTGGCTATGACAGTACGGTTGGACCCGATGGCAAGATCGAAAGTCACAACAAACGTACGGGATATGAGAATATCGTAGCTGGCGATAAGCTACCCGTAGAAAGCGTAACCGAGTTCAACCGCCTCAAGGAAGAACTAGACGCCAAGCTGGAAGAAGGCTTCATTTCTGACGCGGAGCACAATGCTGCAAGTGCAGACATAGACCGCCGTGCGGGTGTAAAGACTGAGGCAGATAACCCCACCCCTGACGCAGACGCGCCAGAAACGGACACGACCTTCCTAGATGATCTGCCTGTTAAGAAGGGCAATAAAATTCTCGCTTTCTTCCCGAAAGAAGACGGCAAAAGAATTATCGTTGTCGGCACGTACAAGGGTCGTGACGGCAATCAGATACCGCAAGTAGATAAGCCCGAGACAACAGCCAAAACCATACTCGGAAAGAAGAACATAGCGGATTACAAAGTGGGCTACATCGAACGTAGCTACACCGACGATCACGAAACGTTTAAGGCGATCAAGTCAAACCGCAAGGCGTTCGAAGAAATATTCGAAGATATGAACGCTGAGAAAGCAGAAATTGTCGAAGAAGACGTTATGCCAGTAGCCCCTTACATAATGGGCGGCAGCGGAAAGAACGCAAAGGTAATCAACTTAGACACGCTAAGTGACGAACAATACGAGAATTTGTCGATTGCGTTAAAGTTGGTCATGCCTCAAGTGAAGAAGGATATTGCGAAAGAATTTCCATCAGGTCTTTCATTCGAAATTATACACAGCACCGCCGGTTTGATGGAGAGTAAACCTTGGAATGTTGAGTTCGAAGGGTCCGGCGTTGCGTTGCCGCCCGGGGTCCGTGCAAAAGTTCTAGCTTCGATGAAGGAGATAATGTCTGAAGCTGCACCCGAGGGCGTACGAAGGCCCGTTGTGGACGTGGAGGAAAGCGTACGGCAGCTTAAAGATGTTATGTCGGGCCACCCAGCCGCTACACTCGCTGAGTTCGAGCGGATCATTCGCTTAGTTGCGCCAGCGAATAAGGCGCCAATATTCGTAAATCAGTTTACTGACTACCCAGATATGGACCCCGCAATAGGTGGCAGTTTCAACTACAGCCTTTTGGGCCAGAAAGACGACGGTGTATGGAACGAAATAAGTTTGAACCCTACCCACAACAAAAACACGGCTCAGAGTGGGCTTACGCCTACGTTCGTTATGTCACATGAACTTGGGCATTGGGTTTACTCAAACCTGTTACCCGAAGCTGACCAGATGAAATTCTGGAAGATCGCCTCAAAATATTACGATGAGAATAATTTATTCACGAACGAGAAAGCGCGTGAACTGTTAGAAAAGTCTCCTGTGACGGGTACGTTTAAGAAGGACGAATTGAGTTTCCTTATGGCCGATGGCGGGGGTCAGGAAAAGTTTGTTGCCAAGGCTGGTGCAGGAAACGGCCTCGACACCCCAGCGGAGTTCTTTGCCAACCAGTTCGCCTTGTACCTTCACCACCACCACGACGCCCTGATCGTTAATGATAAGTCACTGTGGGGTAAGGTGTCAAAGATCGTACGTTCGTTGTGGGATAAGATAACAGGCAAGCAGATTTTGGATGCGGAAATGGTTCCGTTGTTCGATAAGCTGATTACGGACAAAGCTGACTTGAAGCACAACATGTTCGTAATGTCTGTCGATACTCCGACGACCAAGTTGGGCGAAACGTACAGCGTGCGTTACAACCAATGGCTCGAAAGTTTCCAAGGCGTCAAGATTGCTATTAACGATGAAAACTCCGAACTGTTTATGTCCCACTTAGATGATCTGGTTAAGTCTATAGACGGCTCAACCCGCACAGTGAAGCAAGCCAAACTAGCGGCGGTAAAAAAGAAGGAAGAATACCGAGACTATAAAGGTCCACTACGCGCACTGTCCCCAATCGAGGGTAAAGGGAACTACAACGATCTTCGTGCAGATGTCAGAAACCTTCGCAGGATGATGTCGGCGGCGACGAAGACAGAGTACATCAAGGGGGATGATATTGGTGCGCTCACTTCCTACGACGAAGCAGCCGTTCAAGAAATAATGGAGTACGTTTCGACCGAAAAGTTTAGGACGACGTTCGGACGCTCGATGGAGAAGATGAACAACTGGTTCCTACAGGCCGAAGGCGGAGACATCGCGGGATACCAGCCCTCTACGGACATCAGCAATCTTGGTATACGTACATTCGGGGAGCGTAAGAGAAGCGCATCATATACTCGTATGATGAGAAAAAATGCAGCCTCTCGAAACTCTACTAAAACGAAGGTCGCAAAGGTTCTCGCTACAGCAGCCGGAAAGGCGGCGGCTGACCCCAGCGCAAAAAGATCAAGCGCAGGTTTCGATACAAACGCAGTAGATATAGAGTTTGCATTGAAGGAATTTCCGAAGCATCTTACGAAAGATGGCAAGCCAAACGCCATTGGTAAAGCCTTGCAGGGTCGTATAATTTATTTGACCCAAACCGAGTTCGATCCAATCGTAGATAAAGAACTTTCAGCGAACCGTAACTACATCAAGGCGAACCCTTCCGAACTTATACTCAAGTACACTGAGGCTCTTGAGAGTGGTAACGCTGACCTGCAACGCCGTGTCATGTTCGAAATGCAGCAACGCAAAAAAGCCGCTCGTAGGATTTCCCTACCTCCGACCACACAAAAAATTGTGGCGGCGGTAAGTCTTGAGAACGAATTGAATAAGGGCATCCCCGAAGAACTTGGCGTCCCCGCAAACGCGACATTTAAACTCCGAAATGTGCTACGTGCGTTCTCGCACAGAAGCGAAGAAATGGCTTTTTCATCCAAGAAACTTGCCGAGCGCATGATCTTGCTTGGGTTCGATTTCTCGACAGACATTTCCAGCCCGTCGTTTAAAGAAGTGAGAGACGACCTTCGCCGAGTGGCAGCAAATCTTAATAAGAAAGCTGACATCAGCCAAAGTATTGAGACCATTGGTCGTATGCTTATCAACACAAAAGTGCTGGAGACCTCGAAGATAGACACGATACGTAGGAGCGCAGCCACGCTAGGCTATGACCCAGAAGATTTTATCGTTCGCATCCTTCGTGACGACCTCGATGGAAACTCCGACAAGGCTTTCCTACAGGAGATTATGGGTACGGTACGAGGCATGGATGGGTCGCAGCTTAACGAAGCTGTATCGTCCGTTCGTAGAGACATGCGCGAAGGGGTGTCGTACGTTCTTAATGGCTTGATCTCCAAGCCCGAAGCACGCCAGCGGTTCTTTAATCTCACTGCGTTTGGCGACATAACCGAAGGGTCAAATAGCTTCAAACCGAAGTCGCCTATGAACCATTTCTCAGACGAGGTTCCCGCTGACTTTGTTGAGGACTACGCTAATGATGTCGTCGGAAGTATGTCCGCAAGCACACGTACTGCTGTTCAAACTTTCACCCGAGAAGCAAGACCAATGGTGCATTATGTAAGTTCGCTGAAAGGCGACAACTTGTTTGGCAATTCGATTAGCGTTTCTACTCGCGTCAATCATGGAGCCTTCTCGCGCAAGCAGGAGATCATTAACAGTGTGCCAGAGGGCCGTCAGGTTTACGCTACTGAACTAGCTGATGGCCTCGCAAGTGTCCGTGAAAGCATCCGAAATATGCTTTACAAGGGTAACGCCACAGACGACCGCCTCACCATCCAGTACGATAAAGAGCGAGCAATCGTAGCAGAAATTGAGCGTATTGGTGGCAGAGACCCTACGGGCGTACGTGCCGTATTTATCCGAGACGATAACCCTGTGGTTATCAGCAAGAGGATCACGCCTAAATCTCCTATCATCAAGGGTATTAAGCAAGCGTTGAAGACTAAAGAAAGTACGGCGATGCCTAGTCGTGTGGATGCTGTCTTTGAAACCATATCTGGTTACTACGAACCAGCCGAAATTATGGAAATGTTGACGCGAGCGGCGAGCGGTTCAGTCAATTTGCGCAACGCGATGCGAGACGCAGGGTACACATCGCTCACGATTGGCTCAGAGAAATCCATGATCGACGCCGCGAACATCAAAGACATTCGCAGCGTAGACTTCAATGAGCCTAAATTGGACATAGGAAATAAACCATCAGTCAGTGACCCAATCGCTTACTTGATGGGCGAAATGGAAGACAGCCTTGATGGCGGCATGATGGGCTTGCAGAACACAGCGCAAAACCTAGAAATGGCTGGCGTCCCTAGCCAAATGACGGACGCACTCAGTCGTGTACGTCGTGGCGGCACGATCAGCGACGCAGATGGAATGGCTATTCGCTCTACTGCCAAGTGGACACTGACCAGTACGAACGCAGCGGTCATGCTCAAGAACGGAATGGCGAACGTCGCTAACTTCTTTGAACCAGCCGACGGAGCGGGTGGACACTTCGAACGGGTCAATGCCCGAATGGGGCGTTTCGTAGTCCCTTTCCAGCGCATATTGAACGAACAGCAAGACGCTAAAGGCTTCATGGGCCGTTGGTTTAATGACGGCTTAGTGCAGATGTTCGAAGCAACCCCGGGTTCCGGCACAGTAAAAGGTTCGCTCGGCTTAGAACCATCAAGACGTACACAGCAGCCAATGTCTCACAGGCGCATTGCTGGTGCATTGCGTGGCAAGGGACGTGCGGTTAGCCTGACGGCTACAGAACGTAAAGCCTACGATCACGCGAGAGGGTATCTGGATAATTCGGTCACTCGACTACGTGACGCTGGTATTATGGTTGGCAACATAACGAAAAACTACTTCCCGCAAGTGTGGCGTAAAGATTTGATTAGCGCGAACAGAGAGCAGTTCGTTGAAATGCTGGGCAGATACTTCGTTCGTGAGAGTGAGGCCCGTACGTCTGGTCAAGGCGTAATGTCATTAGTCGATGCGGCAGCTAGAGCGAACAGGGTAGCCGAACGGCTCATCGCTCAAGATGGCGTGCTGACGGGTGATCCTGCACTGTTCCGCAAAACGGGCAAATCTATGGCTGGCAAGGACGACCATACAGATTTCCAGCGTCTCATACGTCTCGACATGGATCAGTTCGCCGAGTTCACTGACGCCACCCGCCCACGTAACGACCTGTCGCAGTTCCTTGAGAACGATCTAATGGTTGTGATGACGAAGTATTCGGACAATCTCGAACACCGCCTCGACATCGCAAACAAGTTTGGCGTCAATGGTCATGGGTTCCATGACTACATCGCCACCCTATCCGGCGGCGGTGACGCGATCACTCGCTTGCTGTCCTCTCGTATGGTTCTCAAGAGGGACTACAAGAACGTACTCAAGGCGGGAAAGAACGATGAAGGTATCGCTGCGCACGTATTTTCTGATGACGCTTTCCACCCACCGTATCCGAATGAGGAAGCGGCGGCAGAAAAAACTTCAGAGCTAATTGAAATGGCTAAGTCTGGAAGGTCGAAGATGGCGATCAAGCAAGCCATGCTTGATCTTGTGCAAACTGACGGAGAGACTTCGCTTGGTGCGGAGAAAATGCGACGGAACTTCAGCTACAGGGCGGAAGCTATAGCCGCCGCTCTCACCGAAACAAACGGCTTTGAAAACCCGATCCCAGATGAGAGCCTACGTCACGCCGAGGGCATGATGAACGCCACCCTACGTAAGCCTATTGACGGCAAAGACGGCTTATACAATTTGAAAAACGCAAGCAAATATCTACGTTCAGTAAACGCCGTGACATTGCTATCGTTTACTACACTCACCAGCATGGGTGACTTCGTTCTTCCGCTTATTCGTAGCGGGGATTTCAAGTCATACGCTTCAGCGATAAACAAATTCTATCTGGACCCGATCAGCGGACCAGCATATCGAGAACAAATTCGAAACATTGGGGCGGCTACGGAGAACATCGTTCACGACAGAATGACCAAAGCGTTTGGCGTGGACAATACGCAGTTCACCAGTGGGTTCTTCACCGCTACAATGCTGACACCGTGGACTGACGCAATGCGGGACATATCGGCAGCGGTCGCCTTCGAGCACTTCAAGGCGCAGCAACGTATAGCCTTCGATGCGCCGAATACAAAGCAGGGCCGTATGGCGAAGCGGCAGCTTGAAGCGTACGGATTGAAAAAGCTACATCAGAACGAGAGCATGAACCTCGACATGATAATGGCTACTAGCGGGGACGCCGAGCCGCACCCTGACTACTACGAGATTTCTACAGCGATCCACAAATTCGCTAACCAGACAATCTTTACGCCAAACGCAAACGATCAACCGTTGTGGGCGCAGACGCCTACGGGCCAGATCATCATGCAGCTTAAATCGTTCCCGCTTATGATGACGCGCATGGGACGTGCGGCTGTACAGGCGTCACGTGCGAACGCCGACGGTGATCGTAACCTCAAGCCTCTACTATATTATGCTGGCGTTGGCCCTGCGTTCGGTGCTGGCGTGGTTGCTACAAAAGACGTAGTTCAAGGTCGCGGTGGCGAAGACAACCAATCCTTCGACACACGTGATCGAAGTCTATCTGGCAAAGACCATCCAGTATTCGGGATTGCTAAAGGGTCGGTGGACGAAGGCAGCATGATGGACCTTGCGGCTGGATGGTACGTCGATGGGCTTATGACCTTCGGCGGCCTCGGCCTTATCGGTCAGCTATGGTACGACAGCGCAGCGCAAGCGGACAATGGCGCGTACGGTAAATGGCGCACTGCCGAAATGCTGGCTGGCCCATCGCTCGGACTATTCTCAGATGTCTTCGATGTTGGCGCCGGTCTCATGGAATACGGAACAGACTTGATCGGCGGTGATAGTACGAACGCGAAAGAGCGTATGATGTGGAGAGAATTGATGGGTCGCATACCTATCCTCGGCCAGATGCCGTTCTTACGCGAAGGCGGTGTTGATTACGTAGCAGGGGCTAGTGAAAACTAACTACAACTTACCTTGTGTGTCGGAGATTTCTGCTCCTAAAGCCGAGTAGCCGATCTTGTCCTGCCAGCTATCTTCATGGTCAATCGTGACGCATAGTCGGCAGGTCTTCACCCAATCCATCATCAGGCATACGTGCGCTGGCGTGATGTTGCCGTCGGAATACTCAGCCATTTCTATAATGTGTTTCCAGCCGATACTGATTGCTTCGTGCATGTAAAGAGCATCGCCGTAGTCTTTCGCACGATCATTGTTGATCTTATCTTTGGCTGCATCAATCGCCTCGTTACGATTAGACATCGGTAAGCCCCCGTAAAAATTGCTGTTGTACTGCTAGAACTTCCAGTTCGGCATTGTGACACTTGAGTTCTACGAGCCGTTCCTTCTCGAACTTCAGCTTCTTCTTAGCCCTATGAAGATCATCCGTATTCTGTAACCCGATGTCGCCATTGTTCGATAACTCGTACACACGTTCAGCAATGCTCTCGATGTCGGCCTCTTTACGTATGATACTCACCCGTACGTCCGAGAGTTCTCGTAGAAATTCTACATTTAATTGGTTCACTTCACTACACTTTCGGAGTTGGTGCGAATTGTTCGTAGTGATTGCACACCACGTTTCCATCGCATCCATGTTTACACGTCCAACCACCGTCTTTATTGGCGTACGAGTGCTTGCAGTACCGAACGTCTGGGGTTAGTTCCGGCACGGACCAGCAGCTATCCCGCTTGAAGCAGCCCTTGCATCGCCAATCTTCGGCTGTTGTAGATATTCGGTCTGCCTGTCCATCAAGCACAGCCTGTATTCGTACGTACATGAGGGACCATTCATCTTGATCGAACGGCACGATCTCAGCGTGATATTGAGAGTTATTTTTATTGTACGATACGAACAGGCTGCGCTCGATGTTGAACATCGCCATCATCATTACCATCTGCCGATAGTAATGACGGTGTGATGACTTCACCCCATCGTTACGAAACTTGGTAAAGTTCGCCAAGTTCATCGACTTGATCTCAAGGATTGCCATACCTGACCCATCCTCGAAATCTACCAGACCATCGCTGTGACATACGACATGACCGTTGAGCCACTCGGCTCGGTGCTGTCGCCCAGTAATGTCATCCTTTTCCCACACTCGTAGGTCGGCACGTTTTTTTAAATCGTGCACAACCCAATCCTCAATACGGTGTCCCGCATGAAAGATACGTTTAAGTTGCGGCTCTGGCTCTACGTCTGGATAACCGCGCAGTGACAACGCCATCTTGGCGAGGCAATCTGTGCCAGCCATAGACGCGCCTATATAAGCGCGGGGTTCGCCGCGTGTTTCGGCGGCGAACCCATCGTCTATATCGCTAAGTAACTTCTGTGCGAGGGGGTGAACGGGAAACATTAGAAGGGGATTTCATCATCCGGCATCGGCGGCACTGCGGCGGCCTTCGACTGAGTAACTTCCGTAGGGCCGAAGAACGAACCAACTTTTGTCTGGGTCTTTCCCATATAATTATCTTCGTAGACTTCGATCCCGATTTCTTTGCCGATGAAGAAGTCAGAAGGTTTGATCGACGTAGCAGACGTAGCCCCCAGCACATGCTGGATACGAAGCACTCGACCGAGGCCACGATTGAGACGCTTACCTGCGCGATCCTTGTCGTTTTCATCGTTGTAGTTGCCAACGTGTACGGTCAGCCAATCTTTGCACTGAGCCGTGGGTGTCTCCATTGTGATAACCATCTGGCGATCAATGCCCTTGGTCTCAATGTCAACGGCGGCAATCTTCACCACGTGGCGACCCGCGCCTATGATAGACTTTTTAACCTCGATACCTTCAAGGCTGATCTCGGTCAGTCCCTTCCATTCACTCATTTGGATACTCCCTCTTTCTGAGCGTTCATAAATTCGTTTTCGGTCATGTAGATACGGGCCAGCAGGTCCGTCACCTTGTCGGTATTCTCTACGGGTTTTAGTCGGCGGTGGGGGTCACGGCTCTTGCCGTGCCAGCCGTGCACGTTGTCCGTAATCAGGTGGCGCGTAACCTTGAGCCGACCGTCATCCTCTTGCGTCTTGCGGACTAGGCAGAACACATGATCGTACAAGGCGGGTGCCAACTTCTGCACCTTTTTTTGAACCAACATCGGCCAGTATTGCGTAGCCCCGTTGTCGTCGGTTTCCTCGGCTGCAAGGCACGTGATAAGTACGTTCGTCTCAAGGTCGCGTATCCACTTGAGCGCAGCCGTGATCTTACGTTCGTATGCGCCCCATTTTTCAAATCCGTTAGCCGATCCCTCGAACTCTTTTTCCACGTCAGCAAAGCATCGCTGAGATAGTTCGGTGGCACTGTCGAGCGCGATCCATTTGTAGCCTTTCGCTTTGAACGCATCGCTTGACACGTACTTAACAAGGTCCATGAACGTGTACTTTCCACCTTTGTTCGGCCTATCGAACGAGGCGAAAGGAAGGTAGTCGATTGGAAGGTGCGATATAGATGACAGTCCGCTCTCACCTGAGAGGACCAGCCCAGCGCCATATGTTTCGTAAAAGTCTGCAATGGCTGTGGTCTTACCGCTGCCTTGATGACCTACGAGCATAACCTTGGCGGCTTGCTTTACGGTGCTGTCGTTTGTTTGGAACGGTTCTATGTTCATTTGTTCACCTTAAATGTGGGCGTACCCATTTTGATTGTGAGGGCGCGGCGAACTAACTCGCGTGTTGGGGCTGCGGCCTTCTCTAGTTTTTTGCGATCAATCTTGCACTCACTCAGAACAAAGTCTGGATTGTTAGAGTTGTCTGCGAACATATCTATCAACATGTCTTTGTCCCACTCCCATTTCTCTGGGATTTTGACCGTCAGCGTACCCTTGATGTGTTCGAGAGTTATCTCATGCTCACCAATCTCAACGGGCAATTCAGCCATGACAGCAGACTTCGCCGCTGTGACCACTGCTTTGTGTTGATCCAACAAATCAAGAGAATACGCTAGATGTGTAGACGCTGTTTGTAACTTTTGGTTGGGCGGGGGCTGTTGCTCTTTCGGGGTGCTGAACATTTCCTCGTCCAGCCCATCCACGAATTGATCTACGTTCGGGGTGAAATATTTCATGTTGATCCTTGACGTTTAAGGTTGTGTATTTACCTATCGTAAGTTAGCTGTTGCTGATACGCAAGGAGAAAATGAAATGAACTTTGATATATCTAGTTTGATTACCGATTGCGGTGGATCACACCGTCTAGCTAAAGACCTAAACGTGAGCCGCAATGTTCCCTACGGCTGGTTAAGGCGTAGCTTCATTTCTTCCACTTACTTGTCATCAATCAAAGAGGTTCACCCGAACCTCGACATCAATTCTTACTTTGTGGAGATAACTAATGGAGACAGGCGCACTTAACGCAGCACTTGAATACTTAGATCGGGGTTGGGCTTGCATCCCCGTCAATCCAGAGACAGGCGTATGCCCGTTTGCTTGGGGGTACATCGCAGACAAGCAACAACTACCCAGCGAAGATGATATATATGAATGGTTCGGCGAACTGTACCCGAACTACAATGTTGCCATCATCACTGGCCCTGTGTCCAACCTAGTCGTAGTCGATTGCGATAACGCCAACGCCGTAAAGGAAGCGGAGAAGCTGGGCCTAACCCGAACACCAATAGTGGTGGAGACAAAGAAGGGTTTCCACTTTTACTTCGCCTTCCCCAAGAACGAGGGGTGGATCAAGTCGCATGTTGGAGCGAACTGTGATGGTCGTGAATGGCCCTCTATCGCTGGGCTAGATTTGCGAGGAAGCAAAGGTATAGCCTACGCACCGCCATCTGTGGGCAAAAGCTGGAAGCTGATGCAGGGGGCAGACTTTGATGACATCCCTGTGTACGTTCGACCGAAGCTGGCTCAACCCGAACAGAACGTCGTGAACCTCAATGAGTTTCGATTAGAGCAGGTGTCCTTGGCTGGCGTAAGACCAGAAGGCTACGGTGTCTGGGAAAGAACTGAGGCAGACGTAAATCGACTAAACCGCAAGATCGACGCTGGCGATGGTTGCCATGCCCGTCTTGTGTCACTGGTCGGGGAATGTTTCGCCCAAGGTTTAGATGAACAGGCGATACGTACACGTGTGCATGAGTATATGGATACGTTCATGCTCAACCCATTTGATGATGAGAAGGTGCTGTCAACTATAGAGGACATCAGCAAGTCGGATCAGCGCAATCATCCTGACCGTGACAATCCTGTGCCTGTAGCCAAAGAGGACATCGAGCAAGAGAAGGATCGTAGGCCACGTGTCATAACGACGAAGGACATCGAGCGTCTGGAAGACGAACTCGGCACCGTCGAATACTTCGTAGAGCCGTTCATACCTACGTCCGGCACGATCTTTCAGATCCACGGGTTCTCTGGACACGGTAAGAGTACGTTCGCTCGTCACCTGTTGTACGCATGTGCCGCTGGCAATGATCGCTTTGGCCCCTTCCAATTCTACAACCGCCCCCGTGTCCTGTACTGCGATTTTGAAAACTCACGCAGCAACGTGGTAAAATTCCTGACGCAAGCCAAGCACAGCTACGGTGATGCCTCGGAAAACTTCATGCTCTGGTGTCCGTTCGACAATGAAGAAATGATGAACTTAAAGTCAGCGAAGGGGCTGGCTACGTTTGAGTATCTGGTGAAGTCGCATCGCCCCAACATTGTAATCATTGACACGGTACGTAGTGCGTTCCCGTCGATGGCGGAGAACTCCGCTGATGATTGGTCGCACATCAACCAGCTATGCCTATCGTTGCGCAATGGTGGCATAACCGTCGGCCTACTGCACCACTCTAACAAGCCGAGTGATGGTGCTGGATCGGCTGGGCGTGAGGCTGGATCGACCAACCAGCTAACCGTGTTGGAGACGCAGCTAAAGGTAACGCAAGTGTTCGAAGATCAGGCCACCGCACAGGTACGAGCGGGGCTGTGGGACGGAGACATCATCAATACACCAATGGCGATGATGGGATCGCCGCAAGCCCTCAAGGCAGGGGAGCGTTTGGATATGATGTTCGAAGTTCGTTACGGCAAGGTGCGCGAAATGACTGACGTGCACATGCCATTCTATCACATCGGCATGGGGTCCAACCACGCAGCGGGTACGGTTCGTCCTATCGCATCGAAGACACCTAAGCAGAGGGCCATGATGTACGCGCAAGAGTGGGAAGATAGTACGGGTGTTATGCGTACAGCCCTGTCTGATTTTGAAATCAGCCAGCGCATCAATCAGCCAGTGCACATGGTGAAGGAATGGACCGAAGCGTTACGCGCAACTAACCATGCGTCCCGCCTCGCCGAAGCTAAATCCAACAGATAAAAAAACCCTCGGCTGGTGGGGGCCGAGGGTTTAACTTCCACTTTTCTGAGGGAGGAAGCCGAGATCGTGGAAGCTGTGGTTAGAGTACCTGATGGCGTTTACGCAGTCAACTATTTTGATAACTATTACACGTCTCAAAAGCGTTAAACTCCGTGCGCCGTACTACGCTGTACGCTTATCGTCTCCGTTCCTCAGACTAACTAACCAATAGGTTAGTAAGTCATCGTCACTCGACTGTACTCGACGGAGTTTAACGTCCTCGACAAAAATGTCAACACCCTTAGTTGTCTATACGCATATCTTTTGTTATGTATATTTTAAACGAGCAGGGCGAACATATGGCAAAACGTCTGAGGCTAAACGCGGTGGAGATAATGTGGTTAAAAGATAACCACCTAAACTTTACTCATGTAGAATTGGCGGACAGATATGGGGTGTGCGTAGACACCGTTCGTAGGTTATTAATGCGAATGGGATTACAGTATTTCCCGGGCGCCAAATATCAACATCGCCAACGCCCTGCGAAATGGACGAGGCCGTGCTCAGTATGTGGCAGCAAAAGGCCACGCCCACTCAACCAGTACAGATGCACAAGTTGCCACGAACGTGAAGAAGCAATCGACCGCATGGTGGACGACGAAGAACAGGGTGCGAAGGTATCTCTATTCAAACTCCCACCTTTCCTAGCAGACTTGATGAAGGGGGTATCGTATGCCTAATCCACAGAAAGCCAAGGGCGACCGCTACGAAGTGGACCTCGCTCACTACTTGAACGACTGCGTGTTTGGAACCGAGCGTTGCCAACGTGCGCCACTCTCCGGCGGCGGCAAAGTGGGCCTGTACGCAGGTGGCGCAGACATACTCGGCACACCCGAAGTGTTCGTAGAAGCCAAGCGCACCGAACGTCTGAACGTACGAGACGCCATGCGCCAAGCCGAGCGCAACATCGAGCAGACTAAATCGCCCGAAGCCCCTGTCGTTATTACGAGAAAAAACCGCGAGCCACTAGAGGACAGCTTAGTCGTCATGCGCCTCAAGGATTGGAAAGAATTTTACAAAAGTAAACTTCGTGAGCGGGGCGACATCTAGGACGACAGCGACCCACGTTCGATGCGATAGTTGTTTCGTTACATTTAATTTTACGATCACACGAACAAAAATAATTGATGGTCGGAATATGGTCGCGGAAATACTTGCTGGGATCGCACTCGTTAAGGCGTCCTGTGAAATAATATCAAAGGGAATTGGGGCTGCGAAAGATATTTCTTCCGTAGCCAATGAGGTTGATAACCTGTTCGAAGGCTCGCGCCAGCTAAAGCGTGAGGAGAAAGAAGCCCGACACAAAGGCCACTCGGTCACAGAGATCGTCATCAACCAGCAGCTTGCCGCCGAGCAGATGGATGTAGCCAAGAAACTAATCATCGGACGCTTCGGATACTATGCGTGGCAAGACGTACTAAAGTTGCAGAAGGACCAGCAGATCGAGCAGAGAGCACGGGCCGCTGCAAAGAAACGTCAGCAGCAAGAGAAAGCCGAACTGGTCGAAGACGTAGCCGTTGTGGGTACGAGTGTAATGATCGGCATACTCATTATCGCAGTAGTCGCAGCCGTAGCACTGGCAATGATATGATCGAAGTGTTCGCCATCATGCTCATACTCGGCACAGGAACGGATCGCGTGGTCATCGAGAACAATCTACATTTCCACAACGTAGACTTGTGCAACTACGTCGCGAACGCACTCACAAAACGGTACACCAGCTACACGGTCAACGGCCAAGACCATGCCACGGCATACTGTTTACCGAAAACAGTCAAGGACAACACAAAGGTTTATTAACTCAGTCGCAGTCCAGCAGCTTCGCTTGGGCTACGCTGCACGTAGAGGGTACACGATGGAAGACGAGGTTGTAACAATCGTACTCGCTGTGATCGGCTCGGCTGGCTTCTGGTCGTTCGTATCCATGCGGGAGAAAACCAAGACGGCGGCTACAAATGCCTACCAAGACACACTCAAGGCGCAGGTAGATAGGTTGGCCGCAAAGTTGGATCGTTATACAGAGGACAAAGAAGACCTCATGCGAGAGATCGCAATGCTTCGTGCCGAACTCGCGGCGGCACACACGACGATCAAGCACCTCGAAGAACTTCTGCGTAAGTAATGCTGAACATTCATAGGGGCCGCGCCTCTGAGTTCCTCGCCATCCACATCCTCGAAACACATGACATACGTGCGGTCCACGTAGACATGGACGGCGACGATTTGTGGGTGAAGAACCCGAAGGAGCAACTGTACAGATGCCAAGTCAAGTCGTGCGCCAAGCCTACCCCCGTATCGTACGACCGCCCCCGCCAGCCGCGTTATCAGTACCAGCTAAAGAACAGCCAAGAGTACGAGGGCGTCTTCCTGTTAGTAGCCGCTGACATAAAGTTGATTATCGCACGTACGTGGGACGACATAGCTTGCAAAGTGCTTAAACTAAATCCCAACGTCTTCACCGAGGCCAAGCAAACGTCCTCGATCAAAGGGAATTTTAATTTATGACGCGCAAGATCGACGGCATCATCGTACACTGCTCGGCCACCAAGCCGGATTGGTACGCAAGCAAGACCCCGAACGAACAAATGAAAGAGATCGACCGCTGGCACCGCGAAGAACGAGGCTGGCGTATGATCGGGTATCACGCAACCATTTCCCGTGACGGCACAATCGTACAAGGCCGTCCGTACGAAGTGCAGGGTGCTCACGCGAAGGGTTCGAACAAGACCACCATCGGCATTTGTCTCATCGGTGGCTTCGGCTCATCGGCGGAAGACCGAGCGGTCGAACATTACACGGCGGCCCAACTGGCTGCCCTGTACGGTTTGATACAAGACCTTCGCTCGCAGTACGGCATCAAGCAAGACGCAGTGATTGGACACAACAGAGTGAAGGGCGTCGCGAAAGCATGCCCGGGATTTCGTGTTCAGCGATGGCTCGCCGGACAGCAAATCTCCGAGGCTACGGACGCGAAGCCCGAACGTACGAAGGCGACGCAATCAAAGACAGTCAAAGCATCTGCCGCCACAGTCGCAGCTTCCGCTGGCTCCGCCGCTACAGCTTTGTCGGGGATGGGTGACATCACGCAGTACATAATACTTGGCTTCACTGGTGTCTCAATTCTTCTAGGCATTTATATTATGCGCGAGCGCATACGTGCGTGGGCCGAGGGGTGGCATTGAATGGTAAGGTTACAACTGTATGGGCTTATCGCCCTGTCGTTCGTGCTTGGGGTCGTTGGCATATACTTCTCCGGCGTTTCGCGAGGCCAAGACAAGATCAAAAGGAAGCTGGACGAAAAGCGTCTGGACAATATGCGTACCGCAAAGGACGTAGACGATGAAATGCACGAACTTGGCGATACTTATCTTTCTCATAGGGCTTCTCGGTGGCTGCGCGACGACGAGGATAAGCGGTGATACTTACTGCGATATAACATCCCCGATCTTGTTCGGGTCCGAGCGTACGATTGAGTGGCTCATAGCGAATGACCGTTCGCTCATCGTAGATTTATTAGTTGCGAACGAAACACATCAACGGATATGTGATGAATAATACCTGACAAAAAAGGTTGCCTTTACGCAACGGTATAATGTACGTCAGCCACAGCATATAGCGTCAGCCACAGCATAACGTGCCTGTAAAGGATTGGCCTATGTTTCAAAAACTAGAGAGAGAGTACGCTAAAGCCTTTCTCGCATATGAACTTGCGGTGGCTGAGGGTGGACGTGTTAGACAACACGACGACCTTGACCTTAAAAAGATCAGCAAGTATTTTACATCGACCGCAAACAGAAGGCTGTTCGGTCTGTATTGCGTACGTGCCACGTTTGATAGCAACCCTACGTTGGTAAGCGACTTGGCACATCAGGTTAGATGTTCAAGGAACGCAATGGACAAGATGGTATCCGAGTGCGAACAATCTGAATGGATCATCATTGACCGAAGCCCTTCCCATTATCGCTATATTTCAGCGGCTTTACCGATGATGAACGCTTGGAGATCATACGTGAAATTTATCAGGCCGATGTCACAGGCTACGAAGATGGGCCAGATAAACACGGCGATAGAAAACCTATACGCTCTGTCACTATTAGACCCGTAACGACAACCCACTTGGCGTATGCACACAGATTTCTCCTGTTAATCTAATTAAAGTTATTGATTCTTTTCAACAGCTTAATCTTAGTCAGGAGTTTTTTATGCAAACTTTTACACAACCTCTATTGACAAACGGTGTGCGGAAACGCAACTTTACTAAACGAGTTGGGGACAAACCAACTGTCTCTAGCCGTGAAGGAAGTCACTTAATGGAGGAACAAATGACTACAGAAAGCATGAGGCTAGATCTCCAACGAATGGAGACTAAGCTGGATACTAAGTTAGATATTCTCATTCAACTCGTAAGTCGGCTTGGTAATAATAATGGTGTCGCCACAGCCAACTTGGATAAAGACGCAGCGTCTGCATCCGAAATTAGTTACCTAAGATCACTAACCTCTCGTCAACACGCCGTGGCCCAAATGCTAACGCAAGGCTTGTTGAATAGAGACATCGCTCAAGTCATGGGTGTTGGTGAGAATACAGTGAAAGTCCACGTACGAGCGGTGTGTAAGAAGGCAGACGTAAAAGCACGGGGCCAAGCTGCTATGATATTCCAGAAGATACTAGAGAAAGTAGACGAAGAAGAATACTTGCTACTCGCCAAGGGCCTACCGATTGACTGGTTCGCTTTGTACGATACCGATGTCGTGGACCCGTACTTCTACCTATACAAACCATTTAGAGATAAAGGGTGAACAATGGTACAGACATATAATAACAGCGCGTACGATTGGTCATGGGTACTCAGCAATGTGAATTGCATCACCCGTCGCATGATCTCGCTAACTACGATTTCGGACACAAGAATTTCGCAATGGATTTTGGGGAAGGGCAAAGCCTTTACCGACCAGATCGTTGCCCCGCCGCCGATGTTCACAATTAGAAATCAACCCTCAACAACGGGAGCCTGACATGACACTATCACTACGCAAACGAGGTAACATCTTTCATGCCGAGGGTGAGTTCATGGGCGAACGAATACGTCGCTCACTCAAAACGTCTGATCGTATGCAAGCCAAAGACGCAATGTTAAAGTTGCAGTCTGACCTGCTCACTGGATCAGCGTCAACGGCTACGAAGGGAACACCTTTCTCCGCTGTCGCAGATAAGTACATGAAGTCCCGACGCACTGGTTCGTCCAAGTCAGCGATCCGTTATGCCGAGCATCATCGTGAAATGTTTGGCGGCTACGACATCACTGAAATAGATGAAGACTTGATCGAAGGATACATTGAAGATTACCACGTGGCGAAGGGCAATTCGGACGGCACAATCAGGCGTGACCTAGTATCGTTGCAAGGCATCTTAAACTTCGGCGCCAAGCTAAAGCTGCGTGATCCGATCACGGTTGAGAAGCCATCGGAAAACCCGCACTCAATCGTGACGATCACGCCAGAGGAACAGACATCTATTTTCAATTCTCTCCTTCGCCGCGATCGTATCAATCAGGTGCAGTGGGGAGTACATAAAATCTGTACGTTCCTCATATACACAGGCGCACGTCCGAACGAGGTGCTCAAGCTACGCTTCGCCGATCTTGACCTGACCAACAACACGGTCATTCTTCGTTCGATCAAGGGCCGCAAGGGCCAGCTAAAGGAGAGGCGTGTCCCAATGCACCCCGACCTCGTAGCGTCCCTGCCAAGGCGACCGAACCACAAGACACCGCAAGCGTCCGATCTGGTCTACGACTATGGGCTGGACACGGCGGAACTACGCAGACGTTTTAAACGCGCTGCCGAAAAGGTAGGCATAGAGGATAAGACCCCCTACTGCCTACGCCACACTTTTGCGACGCGCTTGTGCCGCCAAGGTGTACCCCCGAAAGTAGTGGCCGACTTATTAGGCCACTCGTCTTTGGACATGGTGATGAAGTACATGAACACCACGTTTGAGGATCATCAAAGTGCCATAATGGGCATGACTAATCTGGCGTTCGTAACACGTACGGCAGACACACAACCAAGAGTTATGTAATTCAAATGGATCAATCAGGGACCGAAAAACCGCTTGCGCTCAACGTACACAATGGTATTGCACCCTTGGAGACGTGGCCGAGTGGTCGAAGGCGCTCCCCTGCTAAGGGCAGTAAATCCCTGATTATCCAAACGAAAGACATGACAATTAACACAACGGGTAACAACCGTTGGGCAACTCGGCATGACCGTTCGAAGCGGGATTGTCACACATCGGAGTGTTTTAAAGATGGCTTTCAGCAGTACCAATAATTTCGCCGACCACAACAGAACCAGCGTCAAAAAGAACGTGTTGTGCTACCTAGTATCCGTCATGGAAAGTGGTTGTGGCTATGCCGCAACCGATCCGTCTGCCCGTTGGGGTGAGATATTCATAGGGCCGAAGCAGATCAACTATCACAACCTTGAGATAGGCGACCAGCTACAATGTCTAGTCACCCCTAACCAGCGTCCCAATAGTCAAACGCCTTGGTTCGCTTTACGTACCACGCCGACGAATAATTGCGCTGACGATCCACGGTTCGCACCCTTGTTCGACGCACTCGATCCGACACCGAGAGTTGTGGATCAGGCCACGGCTGTCAGTCAACTTCAAGCCATCGTTGAGCAGCCCGAAGAACTCGTCCTTCAAAACGTTTTCCCGTCCTTCGAGAAAGACGAATTGATCGAAGCCATGTTAGTTGTCTTGAACGAAACTTTTGAGTTCGAGGGATCGGTGAATGAGGCAGGTGACACAATGTTCTGGACAACCCGCCAGATGGTCGATGAACTGGTCGATCTACAGCACATGGATAACAAGGTCGAGATCGGTAAACTCCAAGGTCGTATGTGCTACTACCTTGAACGTCTGCTCTCCGAACGTAAGCTGGTCGTGATCGACATTCGCCGCATCGACAGCGTGAAACCTCACACAAAATTGTGGGGCTTGCCAACTGCCCCCATAAACATCGGGTTTGCATGAAGCGTAAGCAGCTTATCACCAAGCATGATCTGAAAGATTGCGGCCTCACAAGGGGCCGCGTCTACGACGATATTTCCGACGAGACAATGGACTGGATAGCCCGTGAGGCATCGAAGTCAGAAGGAAAAAAATGTGGGCCTGTGATAGCGAAAATTTTAAACGCTACGTACGCCTCACTTCAAGCCCATAAGTTCGGCGGTGCGGACGATACGTGAGGTAGGCGTTGTCGCCCCTTCGTACTTCGAACGGACGCGCTGCAATAGCGCGTCCTTCCACGTTTCATTCTGCAACGACAGGTACAGGCCAAGCATAAGCATGTCCTGCTCGGTCATGTCACTCGACAATCCCAACCGTACATAACCGTCCTTGTCCATGCTCATGGCAGGACACTTCGTCGTCACGTACAGCCGCTTGCGTACGTGCTCAAGCAACGCACCATCATCCTCACTCGTCATCCTTCAACCCCTCACGAACTTCGGTCCACTCGGAAAAGGTTCCCAGCTTTCGATACTCGTTATCGCCCAGCGCCGTGTGTAACTGTTGCCACACGGCATGACGCTTGCTGCCCTTAACACCGCGACTTGCCAAGTATTGCGCGGCTTCTTTCGTGAGGCGGTTACATTCTTCATGTGTCTTAACGCGCTCCTTCTCGTACATTTCGAATACATCATCACTCATCTTCGAACCTCGCCATTCGTACCATCGCCGCAAACTTAATCGGGCAGGTCTCACCGTTCGCCAAACTTGTAAGCGTCTTGATGAACGTGAACCCGTTCTCGTGCATCCACTTCTCCATCATTTTCTCCGTAATGGGTTTCATTTCGCCAATCTCCTTACGTTCTTGCGCACGATCTC